TCAGCATGAAGGCCATCGTGAACCCGTTTCTCAGAAAGGGGTCGTTTTTGGCTGCCTGTCCCCCTTCCGAAGGGGTCACTTTTCCATGCCGCTTAACACCCTGACGGCCGACAGCTGGCGCGACGCGGCCGGACAGCTATGGCTGCCCAACACGCTCGCCCCCGTCACCGCGCGCGACGGCACGGTCTCGGACCTGCTGATCGGGGAACTGACCCTGCGCCAGACGGTCGAGGACGGAACCCATGCCGATGTCGTACTGATGCCCCCCGGCGCCTTCTCGCCTGAGCCTCTGCTTAACCCGGCACTAGCCGATAAATTCCTTCAGGTCATGAACAGTGCGCAGAACAGCGTGGACACATCCATCCAGACCGAGGACTTGGCTGCCCCGGAGAATACCACATCATGACCGCCCCCCTTCTGCGCACCGCGCGCCGCGTGATGATGGCGCTGGGCATCGGCCGCCAGACCGCCAACACGAACGAAACCCCCAACACGCCCACCGTGCAGGCCGCACTGGCGGCGGGGGAGATAAAGGCCGACCTGCCGCTTATGCAGGAATACGGGCTGGCCAGCCGGCCGGTGCCGGGGTCCGACCTGGTCATCGCCTTCATCGGCGGCGACCGCACGCGTGGCGTGGTCATCGCGACTGGCGACCAGCGCGGCAGGCCGAAGGATCTGCAGCCCGGTGAGGTCTGCCTGTTTCATCCCTCCACCGGCAGCCGGATCTGGCTCAAGGCAGATGGGTCCATCGCCCTGAACCCGGCCAATAACAAGGTCACCACGCCCGGCGATTTCACGGCCGGGGGCACCATCACCGGCAATGAGGTCGTGGCGCAGGGCAAGAAGCTGTCCAGCCACGAACATTCCAACGGTAACAATGGCGCGGATACGGGACCGCCCGTCTGATGCTTACTCCGCCGCGATCCCATGGACCGGGCGAGACGTGCGCTCGCGCACATCAAGGACCTCGATGCCGATCAGCCCGCCATCGGCATCGTAATCCAGCATCACGCCGGGGGAGACTTCGCGGGTTTCCACGGATTTTGCCCCTTCCGGCCCAACCCAGATGAACATGGCGTCGGTCTCGGGATCGTAGCTGGTTTTTATCATGACCTTGCTCTCCGCTTCTCTGCATCCCGGTCAGGGAAAACAGTCAGTACGACTATATCAGAACCCTCGGGCCAATGGACAACACGAAGAATGCGCCCTCCAAGTTCCGGTATGGCGCGATATGAGCGCGTGCGCTCGGGATGGATGGGGTCCACTTCGGTCCATTCCGGGTGCAGGACCGTGTCCGTTACCCATTCAGGTTCGATGCTGCGGCGCTCCATCGCCTCGCGGGCATGCGGTTTGAAAATCAGCGGCATGGCCGGGCCTGTGCTGTGTCTGTGTTCATGCTGCTTCCCTGCCCGGCAGGCATAGCACACAAGGCGGCGGCCTCCACGCCCTTCGATCTCACGGAAACATAATGGATATCGCAATCACCTGGAACGTCCGCGAAGCCTGCGGCGACTGGCCCATCGTGTCCAGTGATCTGGCGCTGGACAACCCCCTGAAATCAGCGGTCATGGTTTCGCTTTTCACAGACCGCGTGGCACCGCAGCAGCCATCATCCGATGACACTGCCGTCGGCATCCAGTCCCCTACCGGCCCGACGGGCGCGGCTTCGGCCGACCGGCGCGGCTGGTGGGGGGATGCCTTTGCCGACCGGCCCATCGGCTCCCGTCTCTGGCAGCTGCGGCGCGCGGTCAAGGTCGGCACGCGGGCCATCCCGCGCGAGATCGAGGACATCTGCAACGAAGCCCTGCAGTGGCTGGTCGATGACGGCGTCGCAACCTCGGTCGCGGTCAGCGCGTGGTGGAACCCCACGGTCCGGACCATGGCCGAATTCTCCATCACCATCACCGAACCGGGCAACAGCACGCCCCAGGTGTTCAAGTTCTCATGGGCCTGGGAGGGTCTGACCTGATGGCCTATCCACGCCCGACCCTGTCGCAGCTGCGCCAGCAGGCCCTACAGGACGTCATAAGCGGCGGCATCCCCGGTGTGACGGCCGTGCTGCGCTTCTCGGTCATCTATGTGCTGTCCATGGTGCTGGCAGGCCTGTCATGGCTGCATTACGGCTATATCGACTGGGTTGCGAAGCAGTCGGTGCCCTGGACAGCAACAGGTGCGTATCTGGCCGCCTGGGGCGCGCTCAAGGGCGTGTATCGTAAGGGGGCCACGGCTGCCAGCGGCACGGCCACCTTCACCGCTACCGGCACGGATGTCATTCCTGCCGGCACACAGTTCTCCCTGCAGGGCGGCCTGCTGGCCACGGCGTCGGCTGACAGCGTGACGGCCGACGGGATCACCACCGTCAGCTGGACCGCCAGCAGCACCGGCACGGCAGGCAATGTCACGCTGGGCACCATCGTCACCCTGTCCAGCCCGGTGCCGGGCATCCAGACCACCGGCACGGTCACCGACATCACCGTCAGCGGCGCGGATATCGAGGATGATACCGATTTCCGCACCCGGGTCATGGAGGCCTACCAGGCACAGGGACAGGACGGGAAAGCCGATGATTACGTCGGCTGGGCCGAAGCCGTGGCGGGCGTCACCCGGGCATGGGTGGTCGGCAACGGGGCTGGTGCCGGCACCGTGGTCGTCTACGTCATGCTGGACGAGGCCAATGCGGCCAATGGTGGTTTCCCCACCGGCACGAATGGCGCGGCCACGGGTGATGACCGTTACACCACCGCGACCGGCGACCAGCTGACGGTGGCCAATGCCATCCAGCCCAGCCAGCCGGTGACGGCACTGGTCATTGTCTGCGCCCCCATCGCGCAGCCCACGAACTTCGTGATCACGGATCTGAGCACCGGCAACACCACGGCCAACCAGAAACTGATCACGGAAGCCCTGACCGACATGTTCGTGCGCCTGTCTGCCCCCGGCGGCACCATCAACCCGAACGACTGGGAGGAAGCAATCGGCGCCATCGGGCTGGACAGTTTCGAGGTCCAGTCCCCCACCGGGCCGGTCACGGGTGCCAATGCGGGCACCATGCCGACCCTCGGCACCATCAGCTTCGCGGCGTAACCCATGGCAGCCCCCAAATATTCGGTGGCGGATTTCCGTACCGCGCTCCTCAACCTGCTGCCACGCGGGCGCATCTGGTCACGCGACCCGGACGGCATGCCCTACCAGCTGGCAGGCGTATGGGCACCATCCTTCCAGCGCAGCGCCCAGTCGGCCAGGGACCTGATCGATGATGCCTTCCCCTCCACCACGGTCAACCTGCTGCCGGAATGGGAGGCCACGCTGGGCCTGCCGGATCCCTGCGCGGGGGAAAGCCCCACGGTGGAACTGCGGCGCGCCCAGGTGGTGGCACGGCTGACCGACAATGGTGGCGCTTCGGTCGACTACTTCGTCGCGTTCGCCAGAACGCTTGGCTACGACATCACCATCACCCAGTTCGCCCCGTCCCGGTTCCGGCGCAAGTTCGGCACGCCCTTCGGCGGTGATGCCTGGGCGTACACCTGGCAGATCAACTGCCCGCAGCTGACCATCAACCGCCTGAAATTCGGCCAGTCGTTTGGCAACCCGTGGGCGACCTGGAGCAACGCGGTGCTGGAATGCGAACTGAACGCCCGCAAGCCCGCGCACACCATCCTGATTTTCAACTACAGCTAAGGACAACCGATGGAACTGATCATCGGCACGGGCACCGTTGTCGAGGCCTCGCGCGACACGATGCCCGCCACCGGCACACCGGGCTGGGCTACCGACGGGGATCCGGCATCCAGTATTCCCGCCACCGACTTCCCGGCCTCGCATTACAACATGACCGTAGCCGAGATGGTGCAGGTCATCCTCGACGCCGGCCTGACGCTGGACCGCACCAACTGGGGCCAGCTCTCGGCCGCCATCCAGAAAATGATTGCCAGCCCCTACGGTGGCACCATCTTTACCCCGGTCCAGCAGGGGGGCGGCCCGAACCAGACCACCGACAAGGTCAATCTGGGGCAGGATTCAACGTATGAGGGTCTTCTGCGCCTTTCGATTGATGGCGTTGATCACGGCACGCTGCTGTCTGGCGCGTATCTGGCCACCATTACGGGAACGACAGGCGACCTGCCGGGCATGGGGCTGTGGTTTCAGGCAGCCTCCCAGAGGCCGGCATTTACATATCAGGACGCCACCAGGCTGCCGAAGATCATTGACCTTGCAATGAACACCGATGTCCAGACATTGCAGTCAAACCAATCTTCGTTCCAGACGGCCCAGACCAATACCAACGCCACGCTGTCTGCCGACATCAGCCAGTGCGTGTCGGGCGTTTATGGTGTCAGCACCGCATCGGGGGACAGGCAGGGCAAGGGGCTGTATCAGGCAGGTGGAAGCGCGCGCCCCACCTTCGTCTACAACAACGGCACCACCGACGTTTATAGTGCGCTGGCCTATTACGCTGATGTGACAACCGTTCAGGTCAACCTGACATCGTTCCAGACTACCCAGACCAATACCAATGCCACGCTGTCTGCCGACATAAGCAACTGCGTGTCGGGCGTCTATGGGGTGACCACGTCAGATGGGGACAGGCAGGGCAAGGGGCTGTATCAGTCAGGTGGGAGCGGACGCCCCACCTTCGTCTACAACAATGGCACGACAAACGTTTTCGAAGAGATCGCGATTACAGCGGACATCACAACTGTCCAATCCAACCTGACATCGTTCCAGACCAGCCAGGCAAACCAGAACAGCACTTTCGCCACCGAGATTGCATCCAGGGTCGGCACCAACACCACGAATGACGGTGTCAATTCACCCATTACCTATCTGGGCCATAATAATGCGTCCGGTGCGCCTTTCGTTATCAGTTCCCTGGCGGGTTCGTACCGGATCATCCCCTCGCGTCCGGGGGCTGGATTTAACTCCATTTCCAACATGAGCACGGACAGCTCCGGGAATATTATTCTTGTTGACAGTTCGGGTAAGCCAAGCAGCTATTCCCCAACCAGCACCGGAACGATAGCTGCCAACGGCAATATTTCGGGCGGCTGGTGGGTAAAAACGGGCAACATCCTGCGCCAGTGCCTGAAGATAACTTCGACCACGGTGTCAGGCACAATCGAGATCACGTTCCCCACAGCGTACGCCGACGTTCCGACCGTCTCCGCGGAATGGGCTGACCTCGATGGTAACTCGGCATGGTGCAACGTTCTTGTCCAGAATGGAGCGCCAGTTATCTCCGCTACAGAGGTTACTTTGTGGGCGCGTGCTTTGGGGGGCGGGGGCGCACTGGCTGATTCCGCCGGTTGGGGCTGGATTACCGTTGAAGGCCCTGTTGCAAACTAAAAGTAAAGGAAAACATCATGACAACACAGAACTACATCCTCTATCGCACCGCCGCCTTCATGTACCAGCCGGGTTACTCCTACACACAGGGCGCGACGCCTGCCGTCCCGGCGGCGCAGGTTTCATCCCCCGCAGGCACGGTTGTCAGCACCCAGCAGATGGATAGCCTGACTGGGGTAACCGCACCCGACGGGTTCGCTTATGCGCTGGATGCGGACGGGAAATACCCGGTAGGCAGCATTTACACGCCAACGCCCGCCACGGATTACACGCTGGCCGGTGCCTCCACCGCAACGGCCGGCACACCTGTCACGCTGACCCTGATGCCCGGCGGCGACGGCCCGGCGGCGGACACAACGGTAACGCTGTCCGATGGCGGCGCGGGCGGCACGTTCTCATCCCCCACGCTTGCGTTCGGGGCCTATTCGGCGGCACCTCAGACCGTGACCTATACGCCCAAGGCGGCCGGGACGGTCACGATCAGCGCCACGAACACCGGCGGCCTGACCAACCCGGCCAGCCTGAGTGTCACGGTTACCGCTGCCACGGCCTGACCGTCCTCACAATCTGCGCCTGCCCGACCGCCCGTGAGGCGGTTTTTTTATGCCTGGAAACCTGATGTTCATTCTGTGGAGACTGCTGGGGTTCGGTGACGACCGCCAGTTGTATGACCGCGTCGTGCGCCTTGAGACCAAAGCCGAGACCACCGACTCTGACGTGCGCACCCTGTTTGGCAAGGTCGATGACCTGACCAGACGCGTGGACGCAAACGGCGAACAGACACGGCGTGAACTGTCGGCCGATATCCGCGTGCTGAGCGAACAGGTGGGCGAGTTCCGTGGCGGCATCAAGCTGGCCAACTGGATCGCGGTCACCTCCATCGTGCTGGTCACGGGCCTTCTGGGCTGGGGGCAGATTGGCGATGCGGCCTGGTCGGCCTGCAAGCATCTGTTCGGCTACTCATGATGGGCGCTCCGATCGGACTGGACCTGTCCGACCTCAAGGTCCGCGTGATCGCCCCGACCCTCACCCTGATCGGCATGGGCGGTCCCGCAGCGGTCAACCTGCTCGCGGGCACGGCGCTGGCGGAAAGCGGCTGCCGCAGGCTGGTGCAGGACGGTGGCGGCCCCGCATTGGGGCTGTGGCAGATGGAGCCGTTCACCCATGACGATATCTGGACCACCTTCCTGCCCAACGGCCGGATGGGCGTACTGGTGGGCAGGCTGCTCTCCACGCGCGGTAACTGGCCGCCAGCAGCCGGTCAGCTGACAGGCAACGCATTTTACGCCTGCGCCATGGCCCGCCTGAAATACTATCGCGCCCCCGATCCCCTGCCCGCTGCCGATGACGCAGCCGGCATGTGCGACATGTGGAAGCGGATCTACAACACATCGCTGGGCGCGGGCACTGCGGATAGCACGCATGTCGCCCTGTTCCAGCAAGCCATCGAGGCCTGACATGGATCCCTCATCCTTCGTGAGTGCCCTGCTCCCGTTCATCCCTGCCCAGTATGTGGGCGCGATCGTGGACTGGGGCTCATTCCTGATCGCGGCCGCTGCGCTGACCATGCGCTACTGGCGACCGCCAGCGCCCGGTTCCAGAGCCGCCATGGTGTGGATGGTGGTCTCCGCCATTGCCCAGGCGCGCAAATGGAACCTGCCCGCATACCAGCCTGGCAAAAAAGCCGTAATGGTGCCTGCCACAGTGCCCCGGCAGGAAGTCGAAAAGCGGCTCGACGTACCGCCCGGCTCCACCCGGCCGGGCAAGCCGCCAGCGCGCGCTGCCCCGCCTGCCTGACTGCTACAGCCCCGGCCTCGTGGTTGGACGGCCGATAAAGGCCGGGACTGCGCGCGCAGGATACGCAACCAGAACGCACATTTGTGTAACGAAACACCACCCAAAGTAACCGCCCTCGAGGCGGTTTTTTTTATGGAGATGCCAGATATGGCTGAAGATACCGCCACCAGCACAGCCATTCCCGCGCTGGAAAGCCTGCTCGAAACCGCGTTGGGCAAGAAGGACACGGCCGCAACACAGGCTGACATCCAGCTGGCCGGCACCGTGCTGCAGCTGCTGATCCCCGTGATCGTGGAGCGCGCGGCCCCCAATCTCGACCTTGCAGGCGTCGACGCCGCCGTCACGAAGATCGTGGGCGGCGTCAGCGACCTGAAAACCGTGATCGAGGCGAAGCCGGCAACAGTGGCCGCCACGGTTGCCCCGGCCAAGGTCGAGGCCCCGCACCCGGTCGTGCCGGGTCAGCCGATCCGCTGACCTGTCAACCTGATCCGGCCGGTCTGTAAACCGGCCGTCGGGTTTCCCGCATTCCGCCACCTGTAAACTGGTCCACCTGCATCACACGAAAAACGCCGGATTTCTGCGGCATTGTGGTGCGGGTGGACTATTTTCGTATCAAGACTGGAAAACTGGTCCATGACCCAACGTGTAAACTTCGTCGCCATTGATGGCGGTCGCCGCCGTTTCCTTGGCATGGGGCTGATGACGGCAGCCGGCGTTGCTGCCGCCGCGACCCTGTCCGCCTGTTCGGTCAGCAAGACCGGCAACGTCACCACCATCACCCTGAACGTAGCCGAGGTCGCGGATTATGTTGATGCGCTGCTGAATTTCTCCAGCACCGCCATCAATGTACCACTCGTGGCTGCCGCGATGGGTGCGCCGAACGTCGCCTTGGCCAATACCATTATTGCCGCGCTTACGGCAGCAGGAAGGGCGTTTGTGGCCGCCGCCGGGTCCAGTACGACTGTCAGCTATGACAGCGCCAGCGTGAAGGCGGCCTTCGACAGCATCCTGACCGATATCGGACAGGTCAATACGCTCATTATCGCGACCATCACCGGCATGGCGTCCGACCTGTCCAGCAGCGTGATCACACAGGCAAAGACGGCAGCGGGGGCGGCTGCAACGCTGATCGACCTGCTGAAGGCCATGGTTGCGGTATCCGGCCGTCACTCCGTCGGCCCTCGCCTGGCATCCGATAACGGCATCAATATGCAGGGTATGGTAGCCATGAACGTGATCGGCGTTTTTGTTTCCGCGCAGGGTGGTTGATCCATGTCCACCCACGCACTCGCCGGTCTGGGCCTGTTCCTGACCGGCGCGGCGTTCTCGCAGGTGTTGGCGTTCGGCATCGCTGCATGGCGAGAACATCAGCGCAGGCGACAGATTGACGACACGCTTGGGCCGCCTGCGCCAGAACCATCGAACGATTGAGAAGAATGTAGCGTCCGCGCTATTCCGCCGCCACATCCAATGCCCGGCGCGCCGCATCCGGTTCCCGCCCCAGAATACGCAGCAGCGCCTGCACGGCCGGATCCAGCGCTACACGCCCCTGCTCCCAGTTGCGCCATGTCGCCACGGGTATGCCAGTCAGATCCGCGATCTGTTTCTGGGTCATGTGCAGGGTTTTCCGCACGGTTGCGGGTGTCGGGTATGGGGCGGACAGATGGCTTGTGTCATCCGTGCCGTCCTCGCGCGCCTGACGGTCGATATCGGCTTCCGTGGTGGCGTTCACTTTGTCCCAGTTAATGGTAGATGGACGGGCCATCGCCTCCCTGAGAGTCATTCTTGCCATTTTTGCCACTCCTTGAGATGCATTTTGCGAGCCGAAATGATGCGGGTCACATCCCCACGCAGGGTGTAGACCACCATAAAAGGTACGCCATCAATCAACCCGGCTGCCTGAACGCGTAGCTCACCGTAGTCGCGTCGGTTATCCAGACGCTCGATCACCTTGCCTGCAAAAATCCGGATGACGTCCTCAAATCCGAAACCTCGATCAGCAAGACAGGCCTCACTCTTCCTGTCGTCCCAGTCAAAGTTGTGATGTGCAGTCGCCATGAATGGAATATACGCTAGAAGCGTATATTCAGCAAGAAAAAATCATATTGCGTAACCACAAGGCGGCTCTCTGGAGCCGCCTTTTTTATTGGAACCAGCATGACAAATCGCAAACTTGCGCAGATTCGCAAGCTGGGCTGCCGCCCAGCCGAACACCGTCCCAATCAGCCCCATCTATCCGCCATGCGTGGCTTCTGTGCGCGACCGGCCCCTGCCCGGCTCGACCGCAGCGGTATCAATCCCGCGCCGCTGATGCTGGGCAACGACGTGCTGGGGGACTGCACCAGCGCGGGCATCGGCAATCACCTGCGTGCCACGGCGGCGCTGGCAGGCTTCCAGATTGCCGTAACCACCCCTGCCGCCGTGCAGTTCTATTCCCGCTCCACCGGCTACGTGCCCGGCAATCCCGCCACGGACAACGGCGGCGTGGAGGTGGACGTACTGACGACGGCCCTGCGCGACGGCTATGCGCTGGCGGATCAGACGTTGTTCCCCCTCTGGGGTAGCGCCGATCCGGGCGACCTGAACGGGATCCGCAACATCACCGCAGGCCTGTCCGCCGCCTATCTGGGCGCGCAACTGGCCACGGCAGATATGTGGGAGGATCAGGACGGCAACCTGCCGCCCGTTTGGGACACGGACAGCCCGGCCGACCATGGCGACCCGACACCGGGCAGCGCGGGCGGTCACTGCCTGCTGCTGTGGGATTATGCGGGCACGACTGATACCGACCTGGTCACGCTGCTGACATGGGGCAGTCTGCAGAAAGCGACATGGCGCTGGGTGCGCAGTCGCATCATGGAGGCGCACGGGCTGGCATGGCCCCAGTTGCGCGCGCCCGGCGGCCTGTATCCGGCTGGGGATGACTGGATGAATCTGGTCGCGGCGAACGAAGCATACTTGCGGGATGCGGCATGAACCGGGGCGACCGTATAGCCTTCCTGTTCGCCTGCATGGTCGGTCTGTCCGGTTGCGCCGTGCACCCTTCTATGGTCAGCACAACCATTCCGCAGGCCATGGCTGGCATCCAGTCCAGTCTGGCGCAGGCCGGGGTGGTGTCGGTATCGCACGCCGGCGACTGGACAGAAGATCAGGATGCCCGGTTCACGCGCGCTGTGCGTGGCGCCCAGTGCAGCCAGAACGTGGCCGACCCGGTGGTGGGCACGATAGCAGGCGATGTAACCCTGCAGCTATCCGGTCAGTTCACCCAAGGTGGGCAGTTCAGCGTGGGGGCGATCACGACTGCGCCCACGTTCGGGGTACAGGCCGATGCCAGCCGGACACGCGGGCAGACGGTCAGCCTGCCAGTGGTCTATGCGCCCCTGTCATCCATGCCCGATGTGGAGATGGGACGGCAGATTGGATATGAGACTGAGATGCTGGCACAGAATGATGATGCCCGGCACGCCGAGGCGGCCCGGCTGATCGCCGATCGGAAAGAACTGCGCGGCCGTGTGCAGGCTATGACTGATAGCTGGAGTGCGGCCGAATGCATCCAACCGTTGCCAGTTGTTCCGTTCGTTGGAAGGCATGGTAATCCGAATCGAAAAAACCGTTAGCAGCCTGTCGGGTTGGGCATTTTGCGGCTGATAACGCCGAGGCTGACCCGGCTTATGCCGCCTGAAGCCGCGCCATTCTTTTGCAGTTGTATGCGAGAGCGACGAGTGTCCATTCGGTCGTGACTTTTGGAAGGCCACGCAGACTGAATCTTCTGAAGCCCATGATGCTTTTGATAATTCCAAAGACCGGTTCAACGGTCTGTTTTCGTAGTCTGTAAACATCTCCGGCTTTTGTGGTTTCCAGTTTTTTCTTCATGGCGAG